GATCTATTTAGCTGGTTGGTGTCGGCGCATTTGTGGGCGGGTTTGTCGCGGGCTGTTCTGTTACCGGTGCATTTTCAGTTACGGTAACAAGATCATTCAAATATGAATCCTTAGAAATTTCACATATTGCATTATGTCTGAGTTTTGTTATTTGATGGTGTATTGCCGTTATCATATAATATCCACTAACCCATTTGTCTCGTATATCTTCACTTGCTGATTTATCTCTATCAGCCGATACAGATGGATAATCTAAATCAACAATCGTGCCTACTTCCATGTTTGTTCTACCGGGAACGGTAATCTTCATTTTCAATGTTGTAATATCAGAGAACAGACTATTTCTTTGTTGCACATATCTTTCAGGATGAAGATTCATTAGTTCATCATCTTGATTATCTAGCACGCCCTTATGAATAGTTTCAATGAATACTTTACTGTCCGAGGATCTAATCACATTAGCCGGAAAGATTGAATTGTATTTCTTTTCTTTCTTGGTAGGAGTGACGCTAGTGGGAGTGGATTCATAATTACCCAGATGCGGATACTTCTGGAATTCAAATCCGTGGTCGTAGACAGTGCCGATATATTCTTTGTTTACCATATCAAGAGTGCATAAAGAACTTGCAAAATGTCCCAAGTCTTGACCTTGAAGAACATCCATGTTAGTTAGGAATTCTAGATTTTCAACATGAGAGTAACCCGCCCGGATAGCATCTTCACCTAATTGCTCATTAAATTCTTTCTTGCGGTATTTAAATTTATTTGCCACGTATCCAGCGTCTAACTGAGATTTAATAAGACCACTAACAGAACAGAAGTAAAATGACTTAGTGGTTTCGTAGAACAGATAGGTCGGCGCATCTGGTACCGTAGTACCAATCGATCTCTTTGCCAGATAATTCATAATTTGAAATGGTGTCCACATAGGTGGCAAAAACGATATCTTAGAAGTATGCGGCTGATCGCTAATGTATATGCCCGTCTTGGGAGCGGTTGCTTCGGTATTCTTACCATTTAGATAACGAGGTATTTCTTTAAATACCTCATCGAAAACTTTTTGGGCACACTCATCTGTAGTACCCTCATATTTCTGGCAAAGATATGTTACGTTATCTCGCATACCCTCCATAGATATAAAGTGCAGTGCATACAGTTGCTCTTTATCTTCATTCGAAAGAATGCGATTCTTGATAGCATAAACCGCAAAAGATTTTTGAATGCAGTTTGTGGGATCATAAGGCAAATCAGTAATTTTGGGTGTAGAAATATCTAACGTCAAAATTTCATCGCCAATTAAAGGAACTTTTTCAATTAAGTTCTGTGTATCACGAATGATGATGTTTCCGTGTAGACATGGCGAAAACATATCCTCATAGATATTGATTTCAACTACATAGTCTTTAATATCAATCACACCGGCGCCCTCAGAAATCAGAAGCACCTCATTATAAACAACGTCTCCCGCTTTTTGAAGTAAAGCAGGCGAACGTTCTTTGAATGCATCTAGATCGAGTTCTGGTTGACCAAATTCTGACTCATCATACTGGTCCATAATATTTTACCTTGAAATTAGTGTCTGGAATTTGTTTACAAAATATGTTAAATATTCTGGTCGTAATATTTTAATCTCTCTTTTAGCATCATTCAATTTTTCTTCATACTGCATATTGGTAACTTCTGTTCTCGTTCCCACATACGAAGATTGCACAATTAGGCCGTCAGCCTCATAGTGATGCACTTGATAAATTTCTTCCAGTCCACCATATTTTAGTTTACAATATTCTAATAGATCAGCATTAGACTTTGGCCATTCTTCTCTAATATCCACATAATTATTGATAATAGCAATTACCCAATGGTATGTTGCTTCACCATAATATAGATCGCTTGCTTGTTCTATTGTGTATCCATCTGGAACAGTAACCATCTCAATCTCTGAGTAGTTCACGGAAGGAGCTTTGGTATATACTCTTCGGAAAATATCAGTAACATACTTATACTCGTTTCCGATTTTAAGCATACCTGATGGAAAATTACTAAAATACGACACTATTAATATCCTAACTTTGTTCTCTTGCTCGTCAAGGTTTCAAGTTCTGTAAACTCTAGTCTGATAGTAGCTTCGGTGGGCATACCCTGTGTACCTTGGAAAGTAGTAAAGCCTTCTGCGCCGTAATCAATATTGAAACCTGTGAGCGCACAGTTAGAGATTTTGCGGACATATTTATTTTCTTTACCCGAGTTATGGTAAATCACAATCAGAAATTCAGAAGGATAAATCAAAAATACGCCGGCGGCACTTGGCTCTGGATGCATATGATTGATGAATGTTTCGATGATTCCGTTTTTTCCAAAAATCTTGTTGCCCTCTTCCAATGACCTCGGTGCAAACTTATATTCGAATCCAAACTTTCTGAAACCCATATTCTTGAATAGCTGTTCTTTGTATGGGTTTTCAACTGCTTTCGATGTAGCTTCTTTTAGATTTGTTACCGAATTACCACCGATGGCACCAGCAAGTTTAGCCAACTTTCTGGCAGCTAATGCACCTGTATCGTAAGCGGCTTCGCCTAAACTTGCTTCACCACTAAAGTTTCCAGTCGCCGCGGCGCCAACAATGCCACCCAAATCAGCAACATCATAGTTTGCAGCATACCCGTAGCTCAATTTGTCTTGAATTCCCAAGACGACGGCTTTAGCTCCCATAATCAGTCTTCTTGCACCGATTGCATTCAATGCCGCACCACCTGCGCCACCGATGACAGCACCGCCTACAGTTTTTGCGACGGCTACCCCTGCCGCTCTAAAGAAACTAGAAAGACCACCGGTGCCACTCATAGCTTCTTTCATACCTGCAATACCGGCAACACCAGCTGTTTGCGCACCCAAAACTGCACCCTGTGCTGTACCAGCCGCGGTCGCATGTTCTGCATCTACTCTTTGTTGACCAGAAGTTTCAAATACAGCACCTCTTCCGTTTAATGCAGCGGCTGCCGTTGTGCCTTCTCTGACAAGCGGATAAAATGCAATCCAATGTGTATATTCGCTATCAGTTGCATTCAATCCTTCTGGGTATTTTAGATTATCGGTTGATGCGTAAATGCTTCCCTTATTGAAGGGATTTACCATCTCACCCTGATTGAAAGTATCTCTATTGAATCTTCTATTTGGAACTTCAGGTGTGGCCTGTACCGCGGCCGCATCTCTTTTTTGTGGTGGGGCGTCAGCCATGAAGATAAATATCCTATTGAGTTTACAGTTTGGACTATTTATATGACCTACACAAAGGAGACTATGAAGGGTCTCTATAAAATACACAATCCTAAAAAGTATATTGGTAATCCCAACAATATTGTATACCGCTCTAGTTGGGAATTGAAGTTTATGAAATGGTGCGATAGTAATCCAAATATATTGGAATGGGGTTCAGAAGAGCTGGCTATTCCTTATTTGTCACCAAAAGATAATAGAGTTCATCGTTACTTTGTAGATTTTTACATTAAAGTAAAAGAAAACTCAGGTGACGCTAAGAAATACTTAATCGAAATCAAACCTGCAAAGTTCGTTAGAGAACCAAAAATTCCCAAAAGAAAAACAAAACAATTTCTAAATGAAGTTCTAACTTGGGGCGTAAATCAAGCCAAGTGGAAGTATGCAACTGAATTTTGCAAAGATAATGGCTGGGAATTTATGATATTAACTGAAAAAGAACTTGGAATTAAAGCATAAATATAGACTAAGGAGATTATACAATGGCTAAAGCATCAGGAATTTCAAAAACAGTATTTGCACCTCGTCGCAAGGGTGTTAAACTAAGCACGATGAACAAGCACAAGCGCCGCAATTATAAGAAGTATAGAGGTCAGGGCCGTTAATGGCATCAAATAACGCCTTTCAGAAACTTCGTGCGCAAATAGGAGATGGACAGAAGTCCATTGAATGGTATATGCGCAACGTTAAGAGCCTAGTGGGCGCAAGAGTTTCTGGAAACACCGTTCTGAAATCTGATATCGGCAGTCTTACCAGTAAGGTAGAGATTGGCGCGATGTATATGTATTTCTATGACCCTAAGTTTAAAAACGAACTTCCGTTTTACGATACTTTTCCTTTAGTGTTGCCGTTTGGTCCAGCCAAGGGCGGATTCTATGGAATCAATGTTCACTATTTACCTTATATGTTAAGAGCAAAAGTCTTAGGCGAACTTATGGATTATGCGGATTCAAAGACGCTAACTCCTACGAGCAAAATGCGACTGTCATACAATCTATTGAACAGTTTGCAGACTGCACCAGAAATTAGACCGTGCATCAAGCACTATCTGACAACACATGTAAAATCACAATTCATGAAAATCAATCCTACAGATTGGAAGGCAGCAATATTCTTGCCAGTTGAAGCATTTGTTGGCGCAACAAAAGAAACTGTTTTCAGAGATACTAGGAGCAAGATTTAATGGAACAAGCACATAATAGCTTGGCAAATTTCCGTGCAGAACTTGGCAAAAGAGATTTTGCTCGTTCGCATAGATTCGAGGTGCAGATAATTCCTCCCGCAAATCTGATGGGTGATGATGGCAAAAAAGTGGCAGGTGGCCAAAGAATGGCCACACACACAACATCTGCTGGCCGTTCCGCGAATCATCTATCTCTTTTTGTCGAAGATGCAATGATTCCGGGAATACTACTTGGAACAAAACCGTTTAGAGCCAACAACTTAAACGAGCAACGTGCAACAGTTATTGATTTTGGTGGAGACTCAATTACGTTTACGTTTTTAGTTGATGCGACATGGGCAGCAAAAGACTTTTTCGGTGACTGGATGAGAGGAATTATCAGCAAAAGAACTAGAGAAATTGCCTTTCCAAACAACTACTATGGCAGTATGATAGTAACGGCATTAAACAATAAAGATGAAGTAGCTGCTAAATGGGAAATAGAGGATGTATTTCCTAGGTCAATTGCACCAATTCAAATGTCTAATAGCAATACACAACCTATTAGATTACCCGTAACGTTTACTTACAAAAGATGGTTTGTAATACCAGTTTAATTAATGAAGGACTAAATTATGCCATTACCAACTATGAATACTCCCACTTTCAAAGTGAAGTTGCATTCATTATCAAGTGAAGTTGAATTCCGTCCATTTCTTGTTAAGGAAGAAAAGATTCTTATTTTAGCTCAAGAATCTAACGACCCAAAAGAAATGATCAAAGCGATGCAAGATATTGTTACCACATGTTCAAACGGCGTAATTGACGGTAAATCTTTACCATTCTTCGACCTGCAGAATGCGTTCATTCGTTTGCGTTCGCAATCTATCGGTAGTATGACAGACTTTATTCTGATTTGCGGTGAATGCGGACATAAGACAGAAACGACATTGGACCTAGACACGCTTACCGTAGAGCATCAAGACAATCATACGAATAAGATTATGCTGTCTGATAATGTCGGTGTGTTTATGAAATATCCTAAAGCGGAAATTCTCGTGGACGATGAGACGCCTGCGTTCGATCTAGTGGTATCATGCGTAGATAAAATTTTTGACCAAGATGAAATATACAGCGCAGAAGATGAAGGCAAAGAAGAAGTAGAAAAGTTTGTTAACAGTCTTTCTACCCAGCAGTTTGAAAAGATTGTAGAATTTTTCCAGACTTCACCCAGACTTGAAAAGACAATTGATTATGCATGTGCAAAATGTGGCACAGAAAATACAGTTTTGATAGACGGTGTAGAAAATTTTTTCGAATAACCCTTTCCCATGATAATTTGATGAATCATTATAAGACAAACTTTATCTTAATGCAAGAACACAAATACAGTTTGTCCGAGCTTGAAAATATGATGCCATGGGAAAGGGAAGTTTACATCGGTTTGTTGATGACACATTTAAAGAAAAAAGCAGAGAGAAATCAACAGGATTATTAAGAAATGGCCAGTAACTTACAAGGACTATCAGATAGACTACAGACTGCACCTAATAATGGGTCAGATCCTATTGTCGAACGTCTGGACGAAATGACCCAACTTGGGCGTGATATCAAGAAGTTACTAAGTTCAACTGGCGCGGGAAAAGGAAAAGAACCGCAGTTAAACAAAATTAAAGATTCTACTAGTCCGCTATCAATCACGCGAGTAGACGGCGAGAGCGCGGGTAAGATACTTTCGGCTGCAACAGACAATCTAAGCAAAGACTTAGAAAAGTTTAGTGAAGCCGAACACAAGATGATGACGGACCTAGTTACCGAAATTGGTAAACTAACTGAAAAGAATCTAGAGGGCTTCAATAAGGGTATCAAAGAAGTTGTCGATCTGGCAAAGAAGGGTCAAGCATTAGCAGAAAAATCTGGGAATATTGAAGGCGCTAAACGATTTGGAGATACTGCTAAGGCAGCCAAGGCCGAACATTTCCGTGTCAATAAGATGGATCTTCGCGGTGATAAAGATACTTTTGCTAATAGATTTAGTCGGGCTTTAGGAAATAAAGAACCTATTGATACAAAGAAGACCGGAGTAAGAGCCTTTGGCACCGCGCTACGTCAAGGCGCAAAGGGTGCAATGAAAGAATTCGCTAAGGGTGTATTAAAAGGTAAAGAGGGTAGTTTCCGCGACCAAATATTTACATCTGATAAAGCCAAAAGAAGTGTCGAACGAGAGAAGCAGGGTTGGGCACCAGAAGCAGAAAAAATGGTCGACCTGACGGAAGATCAGAAGAAGATGTTAGCGCAAAAAGGTATTGCACCCGCTTCCGAAAAAGATATTTCATATCGTAAAGCTGGTAAGCCAGTATCGTTGAAAGATATCAATGCTGAGATAGAAAAAGATTACGAAGATAGAAACAACAAGACTGCGATTGTTCCTGACAAGCCAACAGCGGCGGCTGAAATAGCCTCACCAGTAACAGATACTGGTAGCGATATGCAAGAAGTTTCCGCCGGACTAGCAGACAGTCCCGTAGTTGATGCGATTGAAGAACAGACGGAAGTTATAAAGGGCATATCTGATACATCGAAACAAACATTAGAGCTTATCGATGCTATCAATAAGAGTATGCAAAAAATTGCAGACTCCATGGATAATATTGGGGGTGAATCTGGTGGTGGAGATGGCGGCGGATTTCCAAACATCGATATCGATTTGCCAAGCAGAAAACGTGGTGGCAGTTTAGATGCTCCTGATAATCGCAAACAAAGCAAATCGGATAGAGCTAGAAGTCAGCCCAGAGATGCTAAAGGTAGATTTGCAAAAAGAACACCAGACCTGCCTGCTGGTAGAAGACCTGGTAAAGGAAGAGGCATACTAGGTGCATTAGCAGCTGGCGCGGGTGCTATTGGTCTAGGAGCAATGGTTGCAAGTGATGACACAGAAAGTTCGTCTGCGAATGTAGCCACAAATGCTGCGATAACCGCTACTGACCTAGTAGACGCGGGTGGTTCAGGTGCTAAAAATGAAGCTAAAGCTACCGAGAAGGGTGCGGCTAAAGCGGGTGAAAAGGCTGCTACTAAAGCTGGTCAAAAGGGAGTAGTTAAAGCCGGAGAAAAAGTTGCTGCTAAGGGCGTTGCCAAAGTTGGCGCAAAAGCAGTCGGCAAATCATTATTAAAGAAAATACCAGGTGTGGGTCTTGTTGCTGGTGGTGTATTTGCCGCACAGAGAGCAATGGCTGGTGACTGGACAGGCGCAGGTTTAGAATTGGCATCTGGTGCAGCGGGAACTATTCCTGGTGTGGGAACAGCCGCCTCTGTTGGATTAGATGCTGCACTGGCTGCTAGAGATATGGGAGCCTTAGGTGGCACACCAGAAACACGTGCCGCAGAAGCCTCGCAAGCACCAAAAGCAACATCGCAGTCTAAACCCGCCGCCGTTCAAGGTAAGCCAGGTGGCGGAATATTCAGTAAAGCAGCCGGATTTGTGAAGAAGAATCCATTGATGGCCGCAGCAGGTTTAGGTGGTGTGGGTCTAGCCGCAGTAGGTGCATCTAAAGCATGGGATTGGATGTCTGGCGGCGATGAGAAGAAAGTAGAATCTGGTCAAAATCCTGATAGCGGCATCCTAGAGCAAGGAACAGAAAAAGCCAAAGATCAGATGAAAGTAAATGTTCCGCCACCTACTATTATTAATCAGGGTGGCGGAGGTGGTGCCAAACCAGAAAGCACTACAGTACCAAATACCAAATCTTATGTTAGAGACGATGAAAGTAGTTGGATGAGATTTGCTCTAAAACGAGCAATGGCATAAAAAAGGGGCGCTCTAGAGCGCCCCTTTCTCTTTTAGTCGTCCGCAAGACTTGCGAAATAACTCATATTATCGTCACTGGTTTCATCGCTCCAAGGTGGAGTATCTTCGGTTGCCTTAGCAGCCGTCTTCATCTTGGTTTCAACGAAAAGTTCATCTTCTGCATCAAGCGGATTTACCTTCTCTGCGGTAGGCACACGGGTACCTGCACCGAGAACAGTATTCAGCTTGGCTTTGAGTTCGTCATAAGACTTGAAGTTCGATGGGTCAAGGAAAGCAGCGAGTGAATGCGTCTGTTTCCAGATTGCTTCTAGCTTATCCTCATTTTCATCAAGTGGCGTATTACCATCAAATTCAGACTTATCGTAGTTACGATAGCCTTCTACCTGACGAATACGGAGCTTGAAGTTAGCACCTTCCCAAAGATCGAATGGATTCACCGGCTTCTCATCTTCGAAGGTAGGCTGCATTACGTCCTTGATCTTGTCGAAAATCTTCTTACCAAACTTGTAGAGAAAGACCTTACCTTCGTTCTCAGGATTCGATGGGTCCTTGATAACAAGAACGTTAGAGATATAGGACAAGCGGCGCTTCTGTTTACGAGCGATTTCCTTGTTGGCTTCGATACCCGAATTCCAAAGTTCTGAATTGAGTTCGCCAAGTGGGTCTGGCTTGTTGATAGTGGTCAGCGAGTTTTCGATATACCACTTACCAGTTGGACCTTGAAAGCCGTGATCATACACACGAACCCAAGGAAGTTCTTCACCTGGGGGTGCAGGAAGGAAACGAAGAACAGCCTGGCCATTGCCAGCCTTATCAACAGAAGGCTTCCAGAAGCGGTCATCATCGCCGCGCTTTTCGTTTGTGGGATTTGCAATCTTTTCGACTTCCTTCATGAGTGAGTCGAAGTTGCCACGGTTCTTACGGAGTTCCGATAGAGAATTAAAAGACATATTTGTATTCCTTATTTTGCGTTGTATTGCGTTGTATTGCGTTAATATTTGCGTTGTGTATCATAATCATCGTAGTCATCGAAATCTTCTTCTTGACTACCAGAGTATTTATACAGGTTTTTACGGTGTTTAGTAGATTTATCAACACCTTTACGAACTTCTTTGACACGAGGTTCGTAATCAAAGTCTCTGCGCTTAGAATGACTCATTTAACAGACCACTTGGCCTTTCTCCTTGATCCATAGTTGAGAGAATTTGTCTTTATCAAATTTAATAAAGACACGGTACTTTGTTATCAAACGGGACACATCTTTCCATATAAAATCGCCTGCTAACGTAGTATTGTTACTATACACGAAATTAAATAATTTGTCAAGAATAACTAGAGTTTCCAGACTAATTTTTTTACCAAGGTATAGTTTTAGTGCTAAGGGATGTTGACCATCACTAATCAATGGGTCAACGTTTGCTTTTTCAGCCTCTAACATAAGTGTAGAGATATCTTGCGTGAACAGATATGTCAGCTTCTCTTTTCTAGACTTCCAATCCCGATATACGTTATCACTTTCGGCATCAAATAGACCGTTATGTCCATTGACAAAGTTGGCTACGAAATAGTCTACCATTTCAGTAAAACTGAATCGTTTGGCCAGTTTACGAAACAATAAAACATCCTTGCGTTTAAGGAATGTTTCTCGTTTACATCTAACACCGGATTTTGTTTTTGTGATGTCGTAATCATCGGAAGTAAAATGAAGTTTGAGTGACATGTAGACACGATAAACTTCGAACGAGTCCATTAGAAGGGGAGCTTTCCATCCTTGCGCTTTAACATATTTAGTTCTTCTGCTTCCGCGCGTATCTTTTCTTTGAGTGAAGTAGTCAATAGAACCGATACTGATTCCATTTCAATTTCATTCTTCACGCAATAATCAACTAGCAAATCCATACACGGTAGACCTGTTGTTGAAGCCTGTTTCTCAATAAACTGAGAAAACTCGGTAGAAGTTTTAAACTTCTTCGTAATCAGAAATTCGTTGCTGATTTCATCTACCACTTGAAAATCCTCGACCATAAAATTTTGTTCCACTCATTTCATTTTTATCAAAAAGATACCAGCAAGCATTGTCCTTGCCAGTAAACTTACTATCTTCAATCCACTTCACTCTACCAATAGTCACAATTTTACTACAATACTGTAGATAGGGTATCGCTTGTTTTGTATGCATCCAGTCGGCGTCAAAGAGAAGCCAAGTGGGGCGAATACTAGCAAACCTATCAATCAATGGATGTAGTATCCATCTAGACCATGGCGGATTAGTTATAATATACTCTGTATTTGCGGGAATGTCAACAGTTAATGCATCATATTTTTCAATAGAAGAATCTTTAGGTTCAAGATCAGAAACTAAAGTTGCAATAGCATTACTGCCTGTTAGTGTGTCGATATGCCTACAGAGTCTACCGTCGCCAGCGCAAGGCTCAGCGAAGGTAAACTCCGAGGGAAGAAAGGGTAAGAGAGGCTTTACTGCATCCAACGGAGTCGGATAGAAATCATTCTTACGATGTTCAAAGTTGCTTCTCTTACCCATTCTTTATCCTGCATAAAATATATGATCACCAATTTTAGTTACTCTACGAAGATTCCAACCTGGATTTACATAGTCGGCATGGTAGAATAGAACATTTTTTCCTAATACGCCATGATTTGCCCCAGCGAATAGTACCTTTTCAGCTACTCTTTTAGCTTCTGCATATTGTTGCGCACTGCGGACACTCTTCTTTCCTTCGCATACCCACGAGAATTGACAAACACGTTTTGTTCTCTGGTATACAACGGAGCATACTGATTTCGGAAACTTCGGGTTATTTACCCTATTGATAGTGACGGCCGCGACGGCCAGTTTGCCGCGAGTAGACTGATTACCAGCCTCATAATAGATGTTGTCGGCAAGACACTTCAATTCTCTATTATTTGCCAGACGGATATTTTGTGTCTGGATTTTTTGTTGTGTTACTTTACGTTGTTGTTCTTGGGCATCTTCTTTGATACCCTGGATTACTTCTCCGACGCCGAGGGAATATTCCCTTGCTTCTCTTTCGATGGCAGTTTCAGCATATGAATTAATTCCATATAAACCATAACTTAATAGTGTAATAATCGAAAGAAACTTGAAG